ATTTCAGATAAGGAAATCAGACTAAGATGGGATGCTGTAACAGATTCAGATGTTCGTGCTGGAGGACGTATTCATGTGCGTCACAGCCCTAAGACAGATGGAACTGCTAATTTTTCAGATGCAACAGACCTTGTACTTGCTTTGAGTGGAGCATCAACAGAAAAAGTTGTGCCGCTTTTAGAGGGTGAATATATTCTTAAGGCACAAGATGATGGAAACCGCTTCAGTACAGGAGAAACTTCTATTGTTATAGATTTACCAGAAGCACAGCCTAAGTTATTAGTACAGGCAAGGAGAGAAGATCAGGACAGCCCAGCATTTCAAGGGTCAAAAACTAATGTGGGTTTTGATTCTGGAACTGGTGCAATAAGCTTATCTGGTACAGGTAATTTTGACAGCAGTACAGATATTGATTCAGAAAGTTCTATTGATGACATTGGTGGAGTATCAACAACAGGAACATATTTATTTAATGAAACTTTAGATTTAGGTGCTGTATTTAGTCTTGATCTAAGAAAAATAATACAAACCGCCTCTGTATATTCAACAGATTTATTTGATTCAATAACAGATTTAGATGCAAGACAGGATTTTGACGGAACTGGTTCTGTTGATACAAATGCAGAAGTTTTTGTTCAAAGTTCTCAAGATGGAACTAATTATTCTGGTTTTCAAAAGTTTGCTAATGGTACATTTAAAGGAAGAACATTCAAATTTAAATGTGTTTTAACAACACAGGATACAAACCAAGATATAAGAGTTAGTCAGCTTGGATATTTTGCAGAATTTCAAAGAAGAACAGAACAAAGTACAACAACTATTGCCTCTGGAGCAGGAGCAAAAGCAATAACATTTAACAGTCCATTTTTTACTGGTACGAGTGCATTACT